ATGTACAGTACCGGTCAAATTGAAAATTCTTTACAGATATACCCGTATCTTCTGATGAAACTCTGAATAATCCATCAAACTCCGGCTCGATCAGTGTTTTCATTACTTGATTCAGTTCTCCGGATACTGTTTTATAATCCGATCCGGCAGGCGGCTCGATCACCTTATACTGCAGTCTTCCCCGCCATGTGATTCCCTTCAGCTCCACATAATCCAGCGTTGTATCTGTCAGCACCTCTCCGATAATGCCTCCATATTCTGTCTCCGTAATATACACATAGCTTGAAAAGGTCAGCTCAGGGTACCAGTTCGACCTTGCAATCTGTACAGAGAATTCGTACTCGCCATTCGTATCCACTGTGATATTTGAGTCCAAAATCGCTCCAAGTTCTCTTCCATCACTATCTGCAAGAATTATGTCCTTTACCACGGCGGCTCCCTCCTGTTCAAAAATAAAGTCAGGTCAAATCCATAATCCCCGGACCAGTTAATATTTAAAAGCCCGGATGGTATTCTCTCGAAAACAGTTTGTTTCTGTGCTCTCTGATTAAATAAATTTTGTACCGTTCCATTCGTCAAATATCTTCGGATCGTTCTTCTCTGGCTGTCTATAATCAGATATTCCCTGCTTTCAAGCGTCACGAAAAACTCATAAGGATAATCGTTGATCAGAATCTTCGGATTTACACATGGTCCGTAAATGATCATCCGGTACTCGCTTGGAATGATGTGATCAACATCCCATGCTGCGATTCCTCTTTTTTCTCCGGCAAAATCAAACGGATAGTCATACTGAAAGTCGATTCCGGATGCTGCCGTTTCTTCCAATTGCGGAAAAAACTGTCTTGTCGCTTCTACTACCCATACAAGCTCTGGAGCCTGGAAGGTGATCTCCACTTCCGAATACACATATCCCTTCCATCCTTCTTTCGCTGACTTCAACACCTTGCATCTTAAATATGCACCATTCACGTACAGCTTCCCGTAGGTATCATTTTCTGCATCAACTGCAATGATCCGGTATAGCTGCTCCATATTCGCCTGAAATTCTTTCCGCTTTCCAAACACATCAATCGTCACTGTTTTTTCATATCCGTCCGAAGACTCTGACCAGTCCGCATCGAACCAGTCAGTCTTCGTTGTACGAAAAGGAGCTTTCAAAAGATTCAGCTTTTCGCCGTTCATATTTTCATAATACACAATCATACCTGTGGCACTGCTCCTTTCGGTAATGGTCTGTCTATCCGTTTCGTATCCAGGAATACCGGCTTATTGCCATTTTCTTTTGCAATCTTCCTCTGGATACGTTCAAATCTGTCGTAATCAAATCCCTGATCCTTAAAGATCGGATTATTCTTTATTCCGCCTACCGTTTTATCCGAATTAACGGATGTTGTAAGCTGCACACTTCTTTGCAGACTCTGGACTGCTTTTTGTACTCCGGCATTCATGGATCCGACCGGAATATTCTTCTCAAATCCGATTCCCATACCAAGAGCCATCATCTTACCAACCTGGTCCCGGAATACTCTCGATGGAGAATGAATACCAAGTTTTGATTTCACCCAATTGAGTGCATTATCCGCCGCGTTTGCAGCTGCTTCTGCCAGGCTTTTTGCCGCACTTGTTAATCCACTTGCAATTCCCCGGATGATATTCATACCGACACTGCCCCAGTTTACACTGGTAAATGCAGTCTTGATCTGGCTGATCATGGATGGAATCTTACCAAGTAACGCCGGGATTCCCTGAACCAGTCCGACTGCGAGCTGTGTGATAATCTTCACACCAGTCTGTATGATCTTCGGCAAATTCGTGATAATCGTAGATGCCAGCTTGCCGATGATAACCGGTGCTTTCGCTGCCACCTGCGGAATCGCGTTTGCAATTCCCTGTGCCAAGCCTTCCATTAACTGTAATCCGGAAGTTATTAACTGCGGAAGATTACTGATCAGCGACTCAACCAGAGTCAGAATCATCTGTACTGCTGCCGGAATTAACTGCGGAAGTTGTGCGCCCAGGCTGCCTACCAGAGTTGCTATGATGCTTGCGCCTACAGAAATAAGCGATGGTAGATTTGCCGTAATTGCATTCATCAATCCCAAGATCAGGGTTGCACCTGATGAAATCAGTCCCGGAAGTGCTGCTGTGATTCCTGCTCCAAAGTTAGATATAATCTCCGGTCCTTTGGTCTGCGCCAGAAGCAAGATCTGGTCAATCTGTGTACCAAACTGACTGTAAACCAGTCCAAGACCGGCTACCACAACGGCTGCAACTGCACCGAAATTCATCAACCCTACAAATGACGGAATAAAGCCGGCTACTGTTCCAAGAACTCCCTGCAAAGCAGAACCAATCTGTCCGCCCCATGCTCCCAGATAACCGGCAGTATCTCCAAGTAGCGAAAACGCGCTTGTAATTCTAGGAATTTTTGATGCGATTGCAGAACCGATCTTTCCAACTGCCCCTCCGATTTTACCTGGGACACCGGAAACGACCTTGCCGATTTTTCCGACAGTAGCTGACAATTTCGGAGTCAGTACCTGAAACGGTCCTGTAACAGCGCTGCCGAGCCCTTTCAGGCTACCCGTAAAATCTTTCCGGAAATTCGCAGCCGATTTTGTTGCACTTTTGAATCCCTTCGGAAGCTTTCCAAGCTCAGACAAAACACCTGTTGTAATTCCACTAAATCCCTCAACAGCTGACTGTACATTACCGATCTGTGATCCGAATAATGAGATCACCGGTCCGGCTCCTGCAAGCACTGCCGCACTCTTACCAAGATTCATGAGCTCATCCGTGCTCATGTTCTTTAACTTATCTGCTAATTTTTCAACACTATCTGTAAGTCCCTTTAATTGCGGAACCGCTTCACCGATTTTTCCGGATAAGGATTCCACCACATCCATTCCGGTCTTTCCCAGACGCGGGATCATTTGACCAAGATTATTTAAGATATTCTTTGCCGCTGTCCAGAATGTGTCAACCAGGTCGTTCGCACTGATTACACCGGCTTCAAAATTTTCCCAGGCGGCTTTAGCAGAATTAACAGAACCTTCAATCGTTGTAGATGCTTCTTTTGCGGAAGTTCCTGTGATTCCGAGATTTTGCTGGACTTTGTGAATTGCCTGAATCATCTGGTCAAACGTTACATTATCCAGATCTTCTATTTTTTCATTTAAGATACCGGAATCATTGATCAATCGGATCATTTCCGACTGTGTACCGCCGTAACCTAATTTAAGGTTATCCAGCATTGTGTAATTCTGCTTTGCAAAGCCCTGATAGGCATTCTGGATATCCTGCATATTCGTACCCATCTTATTGGCATTGTCTGCCATATCAATGATCGCCATATCTGCTATCTCTGCAGCCTTTGCAGTATCTCCGCCTAAGCCCTGTAGTAATGATGCTGAAAAGCTTGTAACCGTTGACATGTAATCATTAGCAGAAAGCTGTGCTGTTTTGAACGCATTGTTTGCGTTCCTGATCACTGTCTCGGCACTATCTTTAAATAGTGTCTCTACACCACCGACCTGCTGCTCCATATTGGCAACTACACCAAGGGAAGACTTTACAATCGCCGCCGCTCCAGCTCCTACAGCTGCAACAGCTCCGGTCATTGCCTTTCCGACTACAGATAAGCCACTTTTTCCAAGACTTCCAAGCTTATTTATGCCTTCATTGAACCCACTCTCATTGATTTTGGTATCAAAATTCAAATATCCATCTGCCATACTATCATCCTTTCTGATAGCACGGCTCAGGGGCTCACAAGTGCTTAATTCTTAATTTTTATCTCCACCTCCCGTCGGCATTTGCGGCACTTTACATACAGTCCGCTGCACACTGCAGTATCTACGTAAACAAGCAGATGCTGACCGCAGTACGGACACGGATACCACTCACGCCGTGTCGGTATTTTAATTTCCATCACGAGAACATATCTCCAATCTCATAATCATCAAGCTTTCGCTGTTTCTTTTTCAGCGCAACAGCTCTCTGGATCTTCTTGATCCGTTTACGTTCGTCCTTGTCCCGGATTGTTCCAGGATCAATCGAACGATACATAATCCGTTGTTTAATCTCTGTACCATCCGGCAACCAGTCAAACAAGCTCCGGAACTCCCACCAGTGCATATAATCGATCTGCTGCAGGTCGATTCCATATGCCTCCCGGAACGCTGCATAAATGCAGCCGGCATCTTCCGAAAGAGAAAATACCGGCTTCCCACTTTTCTGCTGCTCTTCCTCTTCATCTTCCAGATCATCCTGGTACATCCTTTTGCACATCAGAAAATCTCCGAGTGCATAAATCGCAGCTTCAATATCTTCCGGAACCTGATCCAGATACCACTGCAACAGAAGTCCACACTTCATCCGCCACGGAACCGAGTCGTCTTCAACCAGCTCCGTAAAACGGATCCATTCACGGAAATCTGTCACGATCGGGTAGTACTCTCCGTTCACCTTGACTTCTTCCGGAAACTGCTCATATAAAATATTCATGCTCTGCTACCTTCCGGTATTGGAATATTTTCCTTTACCATACTGTTTCTGGTAGTTTCTTCTCTGCTGACGGTTTCCATTTGGCTGTGGCTGCGGATGCGGGAACTGCTGCGTTGTATTTTGATTTGGTACATACTTATCATATTTATCGTCCAATTTCTTTGTTTCCGCTGTTTCAAAGTCTAACAGTGATTCTGCCGCTTCAGTACACAGCTTGATGCTGTTCTTTCCGCAAAGGATACGCTCCCCGGCTCCATCGCCAAAAAGGGTATCGAAGAACACATAAAAACAGCTACACTGTGCGCGGATGATATCACTATTCTTTCCAACTACCGGAACATTCTGCTCCGCTTCATGCATTGCTGTTTTCGCTTCATCGATCGCATCTAAAAAATCCGCATCCGTGAAATCCACTTCTGCTTCAAAATCTCCAAATTTCCAAAGGCTCATAGGCTCACTCTCCCATTTCTTCTTTATTCTCCGCCAGCAGTGAATGTACAGGTCTTCCATCCGTCTGTGGTGGTTGCAGTACCCTTTGTGATTTCTCCGGCCGCTTTAAAGCTGCCTTTGTAAATCAGGGCATCCGTACCGTCCCCTTCTGTATCCGGAATTACACTCCATGTTCTCTTTCGTGCGGTACAAGTTGTTTCCGATGTCTTCTGCTCAAACAAATCTACCACCACAATATCAACCTGTGCTTCTGTTCCGAGAATCTCATCATCGGTAATTGCTGCAATCTTTTCATGTACCGGATCATTGGTATACCGGTCAAATTCGTAATCGATTGCCGGCGCATAACCGACTACGTCACTTCTTTCAGACGCCTCATCCACATATTGCCGGCTGTACTCTGTCGAGTTCTTTCCATCCGACAGCGATGTAAATCCCGTCATTCTGGTAAATGTCTTTCCTGATCCGTCAGCATCCATAAAAGCCACTCTCTTATGTCTGCCAACTAACATTTTTTCACTTGCCATTTCTTCACACTCCTTACTTATAAATCAATCTGCATATCATCTGATACCGTCCCAGATCGACCTCTGTACTAAATAAATAGCCGGACTGCAGCACTTCTACCCTGATAGCATCGTGCCCGTCCAGCTCTGGAACAATATCATTCAGGTTATTCTGTTCTGTCCACTCTTCAAAGTTCTGATAAAAACCACTGTTGGCAATACCGGTTCTGGCATCCCCATCGTAGGCTTCCTTACTTGTCAGAGCGAACTGGAACTGCTTCAGGCAGCTCCCGTCCACATATCTCTTGTAAATGGGATCTGCTCCAATCGGATCAATGGAATATTCCATTCCATTACCTAAACGATCAATATTGATTTTCCAATTATTGATATCCGGATACATTCTCACGTACTCACGAATACTCTCAATAATCGTTTTCTTCTTATTCTCCGGCAAGCTTCTCAGCTCCTTCCCTGATTGTATCCTTGTGGCTCGCTTTCATCTTCTCAAACCATCTCGCCTTGGTTTTATGCTCGTAATACTGCCGACGGGCATATGGGGCAAGATATTCAATAGAACCGGAACCAACCACCGTACCAAGCGTCCCGGACTTAATCAGCATCCCGGTTCTTCTCGGTGTCAATGGATTCATATAGCGCAGACACTCGGAATCCACAAATGCCTGCGCCCTTGAAAATCCCTCCGCTTTTTTCTGTGCGAATCCCGGAGCCCATTCCAGCCATGCCGTGGTAGAACCATTCTTACCAGTCACCGTAAATACACTGCCTCTCGGAGTTGTGATCCGGAATTCTTTCTTTCCTGCCATCTTACTCGCCTCCGATCCGCCAGTGCGGAGTCGCACCAAACCGGTTGTCCGACCAGCTTGTCACCTTGCAGTGCTTCTGGAACACGGCTTTCAGATCTGCAGGTCTTTCAATCTCAATCTGACACTCTCCCAGGACAATCTGATCATCATTCTGTATGGTCCAGTATCCATAACCGCCACAGCAGGCGAACTGATCCGGTGGAAGATATTGTCCTGCTTCCGGAATATTCGCAGGAATCCGGATTTTGTAAACTTCCGCACTTTTTAGCCCGTTATCCGTAACTGCAGTCTTATGGTCCACATGGACGTGGACACCATGCAAAACGGTTCGGATCCAGGTATCGTAATGTGTGGAATCACCGCTTATTCTGTTATAAACCGTAATGTCACTATTCGTAATCATCATCCACCGCCAAATCCATAAGCCCCGTATTTACCAGATATACTTCTGCAATTCTATACAACATCGAATCCACTGATCGGCTTACATCAAACGATACGGAATACCCATCGTTGTTCTCAGATGTTATTCCATCTCGCTGATCATACTTGTATGCATAATCACACATCTCACAAAGCGCTGTCTTTGCCTGTACCGGCCAAGCGCCTTCCTCCATTCGATTAAATGTATATCTGTTCAACCTGGCACTCATCTTCACTTCAATAGATTTCCAGTGGCTCTCTGGAATCAAAGAGCCACCAAAAGAATCTTTATAGTATTCATATGTTACATTCACTTGATCACATCCTACTCTGCTGCAGTATGAACATAGATACCATCCTTTTTGTTGTCTTTACATTCTGCAATACCAACCGTTCTGTATCCGAATTTCCATCCATCTGCAGTCTGGTTCTGATCCGGAGAAATAATCTTAGATACAGTGTGTTTCTGGTACTGAATTGCAGCCTGCTTATCAACAATCAGGAAGTTCATTGCAACTGCACCGGTTTCTTTTGTAAATCCTCCGGCACCAGAAGCATTCAATTTTACCTTATCGTAAAATCTTCCTGACGGAACCTTAATGATTCCCGCGAATCCTTCAATTGCTTTTTTAGATGCAGTTGTGTCCAAGTCCTCAATCATTCCATACACTGTCGGGTTGATGAACAGATAGCATGTACTAAGATTTGCCTCGGCATTCTCAATCTTTCCTCTTGCAGTTCTGAGTGCTGCTAAAGCCTCTTTTCCTGTTGCAAGAACAGCCTTTGCTGTCGTAACGCCTGAAATCTGTGCGTAAGATGCCAGTCTATACGCATCAAGCTCCGGTACAACCTGAGTCCTTAAAAACTCGCCCGAAAGACGTCCGAATGCAATTCCAGCAGATTCAATGTTATCCATTGCATCCACATTAAACATACGGCCTCTGTCATAAGCACATTTCTTTGTCTCATAATCCAGAGTCACGTCACCGGTCACATAACCAGTGCTTTTGTTATAATCCGCAAGCCCCTGCATAGATAACTTCGGAATCAGGATCTCATTTGCGTTTGCTCCCTCTTTGACCAGCTCATTCGGTCCATCCAGAACAGCTGTTAATGATGATAATTTATACACCTCATCTAAGAGTGTTGAATACTGTTTTCTAAGTGCAATCGTATTTGCCATTCTTCCTTACCTCACTTCTTATTTTTCCGGCAGTCCCATGGCAGCTCGAAGTGCAGCAACATCATCTGCTCCCGGATCTGCACCACCTCCGCCACTTGTGCCACCAACCGGATTATTGATTGGTTCATTTGCTCCGAACAAATACCCATCAGACTTCTTGACATCCTCAAGTGCCTTCTTGATATCTTCGGACTGATTCTTAGATTCTTTCAGAGCATCGATATTCAGCATTGCGATAACCGCCTTTTCATTTCTTCCGCCGGCAGCCTTCACTGCTTCTTTAACAGAATCCATAAATACACGGTCAGCTTCTTTTGCTGCATATTCATCATCTTTCGCCTTCAGATCACCCTGAAGCTTTGTGATCTGTCCCTGCAGATCTTTCACATCCACACCTTCAAATTCTTTCAGCCTGGTATTTACATCATCCAATGAAGCCTTGTAGTTGTCCCTCTGGGTAACTGCGTTATCGTACTCGCTTTTAGTACGATAATTTTCTTTCCAAGCCTTATCGAAATCTGCTTTCTTATCTGCTGGGACTTCCATTCCATACTCTTTCAAAATCTCATGAATATTTTTCATCGTTACATTCCTCCTGAAATATTTTATTGACCGCTCTTTCAGCGGTATGGGATATAGCCGGGTAGACCTCCGGCATGGTAGTTGTCCAGTTTAATGCCATATGACAGGGCATAAAAATAAGACGCTTACCCCTGCGCCTTAAAGGGAGATATCTGGATCGCCACCTTCCTACGGTTCGATTCGATCAATGTTATACTCAACAGCACAAGTGTGCTCGATTCTACATCCTCTTGCATCCTGCCATCCTTTCGCAAAATATGCGATATCTGCACCTGCTAAAAGTTCCAGAGATTTTCCAAGGAACCACAGTGGCTTTGCATCTACCGGTGCTTCCTGGAAGAATGAATCAATCACTTCTACTGGCTCGCCAATCACCTTCTCTGCGCTCTCGATTGCTTTCTTACGCTCTGTCAGAATATCTTCATCAGACTTTCCTCTCATTGGCTGACTGATAAATAATTTTTTCATACCGTTTACTCTATCCTTTCTTAAAAATGAGTATAAAAATACCACCGGTCTTATCAACTGGTGGTAACTACACAACTGCTTTTAACGCTTTGTTGTATTCAATTTCCAACTCACGTTTAAATTTTTCAATCTCTTCTGGTTTCATTCCCGGTTCTCCAGATGCGCAAATATCAGGCATTTCTTCATTCAATATTCTTGTAGCCCTTGGCTGTTCCTTATACATTTCGTCATAATGAATAATTAACATTCCTTCCAGTTCACAAGAAAAATCATAGATATCCTCTGGAGTATTTTCCAAAAAATCTTTGATATAATTCATTACCTTCTCAAACATTTCCCCATGCCTCCTTTGGAGCCCTTCTTCTTACAACAGATACGATATCTCCAGTTTTTTTATTTCTAACAACTAATAACTGTAATTCATGAATGAAATAGATTTGTTTATCTTCTCCCTCTGTATAATTAGGTGTACCTTTAATAATTTTTATCAGCATTTCTTCTGACACTTCCGGTAAGCCAGGTTTATTCAATCGAGGAAGTCGACTAAGTGCATGTACAGACATTACAACATTTTCTTTTGCAAATCTATCATACGCCTGTTTAGACGTGTTCTTAAATTCTTCTGACCAATCTTTCTTGTCAATCTCAAGATATGTGAAAAATTTGCTTTGAACCTTTTCCCATCCCTCACTATCATTATATTTCACCTGACCGAACTTGGCAAGCGTTCCAACGGAATCTCCCAGAACTTCTTTGTACCGCTTATACTGTGCGATATCTTTTGAAGCGTTTTGGATCATCTCCGGTGGGAATAACTTATTCTGCGTTTTATTATTGGTTGCAATTTTACCACGCATATCCAGATAAATCCGCTCTCTTTCCTCTTTCAATCCCATTTTACGAGAAAACGCCGCATATTCGTTAAGCTGCCCCTGATATTTGGCTTTTTGAAGCATAACCTCCTGCCGATCAGCACCGCCGTTCTGAAGCATCTGCACCTTTTCTCGCTGTGCCCGCATTGCTGTCTCCATCTGGCGCTGTCTTTGCTTTGCCTCGTACAGAGCATACTCTTTGCCGCGGAACTCTTTTGGTTTGCTTTCCTTCCGGTTCTGTTCTTCGAGCCAGTCATCCGACCAGTTGCGTTCCGATATTCCCGGAAAGAACGGATAGTATGTGTGGTAGCAGTTAGCTCCCAGAAGTCCTGTCACTGTACCAAGTCCACAAACTGAATACAATTGCTCTTTCGTCCAGACCTGACCTTGCCATACCGCATGAGTAGGACGGGCCCCGGCATGCCACTCAACCTCAAAATACTCTGTTCCGAGCTTCTTGGCATTGTAGTCTGCTATTTCTCCGGTAAGATTCGCCACACCAGTCATCACAGCTCTTCTGGCAGCCACTTCTACCCGGCTTGCGTATCCGGATCCGTACTCAATCTTCCGAAGTCCACTGTTTGTCAGCTGTGTGACCACTCGGCGCAATACGCTGCCATAGTCAAATGCTCCAGTCACAATGTCAAAGCAGGCATTGTCCAGATAATTTGTATAAACCTGCGACAACGGTGTCAGGACCTTTCTGCCGTTATAATCCAGATAAAAGCCAAGTGACCTCGTTACATTTTCCAGATCTTCCAGGCTCTTCTGAATGATTGCATCCGTGATATGCTGCAGCTGCCTGTTCTCCTCATACGGAATAAACTCTGCATTGATCTGTTCGTAAACGTCCTTATTCCGGACGTATTCCCAGTCGATCACTTTATCATACAGCTCAAACATCTCCGGATAAGACGCATCCAGTGTTTTCTTGATCTCTCTTTCGATATCTTCGGAAGAATATCCCAGAATCCGAAGTCTATTGATCTGCCAGTCTGCTGTACTGGTGATCTCGCCGGTCTTTTTGATCCGCCTGGCAATGTCCTGCAAAATCCGTTCTTCTAGGCTTATGTACCGCGCTGCAATCTTATCGGCAACCTGATCTTTGTATTCTTTTCGCATCCTACTCCATCACCTGATTCTGCTCTGGTAGTTTTGCTTTTGCAGTTTCTTCATCCTCGTTGTACCATTTCATCCGGTATTCCAACAGACTCATAACCCCCATGCTTACATCCTGCCGATCTTGCTGTCGTTCCGATTCTTCGTCTGCCAGAATGGAATCATTAAATTCACAGGTAAATTCCACACCGGACATATAAGAACCGTTGTAGAATGCCAAAGCAGTTACAAATCCATTCAGGCACTCTTCCAATTTCCCCTGAATTGCAGTTACACGGTTGTATTTCCTTGTCTTGGAAGCAAGCACCTCAGTAGCTGTCTTATCTACCTCCTGTGCATCTGAAAGATCTCCGTAGGCAAGTCCCACATTAAATTCGATTTCCCGTTTGTATTCTTCCAAACCTCTTCTGAAGGCTTCATCTCGCATCTCAGGCGAATATTCTTTATACAGTTCTTTATCTTTTCCATCATCAAGATTCAACCCCTTATACAGGCGTTTCTTTAATCTCGGTAAATAGGTCTTTCCACCGCTCTTCTTCAAAGCTCTCTCGTCAATATGGATTGCACGTTCTCCAGAATCGTACTCCCAGTCCAGCCGAGCTCCCTGGATGTCTGCTTTTCTGATCAGGTTCTCTGCGGACTCATAGATCGATACACCACAAGCAGATCCGTCCACCTTATTCTCAATCGGGTTTTGATAATATCCAAAATCCATCTGAACCATCCCTGGATAAATAACCGGTCCCGGAAGAATGTTCGCCCATTCAGCCACCTCTTCCAAGCTGCAGATCTGCCCAATATCGCTCTGACTCTGCGAATGATAACATTTATTCTCAATCGTCAGATTGCCGTTTGTAAAATAGTGACGTTCAACTCTGGTATAATAATCGTTCTCACCGATACACTTCACAACCAGAAAAGCAATATCATTCGGTGTTCCATCATCCGCAAAACTGATCACAATAAATTTATCCGCCGCAACATATTCTGCTGTATCTGGTCCAAGTGGTCTAAGCACCATTGCTCCAAGTGCCAAACCGGTCTGCAACTTCTTGTTCATGTCTGATAAGCTCTTCTGAAGGACCTTGTCCATCTTGTCATTATTCAGGATCTTGGCTTCCATCTCCACTAAAACGGAATCTGCGAACTCACGGCAAATCCCCTCTTCCAGCTTCAAAGACTCTACAATATCGCTGCAC